CGTTTACAGCCAGGAGGAACGATCGTAATCGTAATGACACGATGGAATCAAAAAGATCTGGCTGGTAGATTAATCTCTGCACAAAAGGAGCCTAAGGCAGATCAATGGGAAGTCATAGAGTTTCCTGCTATCCTACCATCTGGTAAGCCCCTGTGGCCTGAATACTGGAACATAAAAGATTTAGAAGGAGTAAAAGCGTCTATCCCTCTTTCAAAGTGGAATGCACAATACATGCAAAATCCAACTGGGGAAGAGGGAGCATTAATCAAAAGAGAATGGTGGCAAGATTGGGAAGGAGATCTACCTCCACTAGAACATGTTATACAAAGTTATGATACAGCATTTATGAAAAAATCTTCTGCTGACTATTCGGCGATAACGACATGGGGAGTCTTTACACCTAATGAAGATTCTGGAAAAGCACTGATATTGGTTGACTCTATGAAAGGAAGATACGAGTTTCCTGAATTACGTAGAATTGCAATGGATCAGTACGGATACTGGAATCCTGAGACAGTGATTATTGAATCTAAGGCATCTGGATTGCCTCTGACATACGAGCTTAGGAAAATGGGCATACCCGTTATTAACTTTACACCAAGCAAAGGAAATGATAAACATACAAGAGTTAACAGTGTTTCTCCACTGTTTGAGTCAGGACGTATTTATGCGCCTAAAGAAATGGAATTTGCACAGGAGGTTATCGAAGAATGTGCAGCATTTCCATATGGCGACCATGATGACTTGGTCGATTCTATGACCCAAGCAGTAATGAGATTCAGACAAGGTGGTTTGATACAACACCCTGAAGACTATCAGGATGAAGAGCTACCGCAGAAACAAAGGACATATTACTAATGGGACAACTCGGAAAATTTTTACTTGCACTTAACAACATGGTTAAAAGAGGAGATCTTCGAAAAATAGAGGATGCTTTTAACATGGCCAAACAAGAGTTTGGAGAACTAACACCATTGCTTACAAAACAAATTCAAAAAATATTTGCCAACAAGAAACAGGCTCCAGGCATCAAGAACAAGAAAGAAGGTGAAGTTATAGAAGCTAGTTTTAAACCTGGTAGAGATAAAAAAGGTAATGTAGTTGAGGAGTCACCAAGTCAAAAAGAAGGCATTTCTTTTTCAGTTCCTGAAAGAGGTATTTTTAATCAAAAAACTTCTATTGATGAAGTGACACAAATGTTAACTAAGAATCCATTTAGACCTGGTGGTGGTTTGGATCAGGTAACAGGAGTCACTAGAGGACTAGCTAGAAAAATATTAGATAGAAAAGGAATTGATATTGGTAAAAATGATCCGATAGATGTTTTTACTGATACGTTTGGAGAGTCAATTACAGATGTAAAAAATCTTGCAGAAGAAATTGTAGAGGCAGAGGAAACTGGTCGTAAATTAAAATCAGCAGATGAGCTTTTAGAAATAGAAGGTTTGTATGATATTAAGATACCTAAGAATCCAAATAAGGGAATAACAGATGAAGAGCTATTAAATAAAATGGAAGAAGTAGAAGCAGAAGATGTTTTGAAAAAATTTGATCCAGAAGATAGAGAACCTAATGCAATGGGTGGTATCAATAGAACTAATTTTGCAACAGGTGGTATTAAACTAATTGGGTTCCTTGCAAGAAAAGGTAAAGACTTAAAAGAAGAAATTAGAAAAGCAATAAATAGATTTATGCAACCATCTGGTGACAATAAAGTTGATGCTGATGTTATCTTAGATGACATGTTTGATGAATTAGGTGTTGATAGAGATACGTTTGATCAAAAAGATGTGATGAATGCTTATGGTGAAATTTATGATAACCTAACTGCAGACACTGCAACAGCAGAATTTCTAAGACCTAAAAAACGTTTCTTCAAAGGTGTTGAGATAAAAAATCCAAAGTTCGACGAAGACATGCCTTTCGATAATGATGCAGAAAAATTAGCAGAGATAAAAATGTCTAATGAAAATTTTGACCTTGAAGAAGGTTTAGATGATTTAGATAATTTAAACTTAGGTAGCAAAAAAGGTGATGTTGTATCTAAACAATTAAAAATTATGAGACTTGCAGAAGACATTGAACCAGGTCTTTTTGAAAAACTAACAGACAAACAATTAGATATCATAGTAAAATATGGTGACAGAATAGATCAAGACCTTTTGAAAAACATTGTCTTAGACCCTGATCCAAGTAATCAAGCAGCAGCTATAGCAACTCTTGATGAAGTAGAAACGATGATAGGTAAAGGCATGAGTCAAGATGAGATCATGAGTGTTTTACAAAGCACACCGAGAAGAAAACAAGCTGAAGGCGGATTAAGCTATTTAATGGGGATGAAGATAGGCGAATACGAACAGATGATGGCCTATCTAACTCGTCCGGGTTTTAGCAACGGCACTAAAATAGCAGAACGACCAGATGGTCCAAAAATAGCAGAACAACCAGGTGGTGCAAAAATAGCAGAACCACCAAAGTCTATGCAAATAGATACTACTACAAGCAATCCAGTACCAGAATATGATATAAATGATTTTAGAAATGATGCTGAGTTATTTATTTTAGCCTATCACAATAATACTTTACCAAGATCAGACATTGCAGACAAATTAAATACTTTTGCACAAAAAGGTGTCGATGCAGGAACTTTCTCTATGCAAGATGCCGGGGTCATGGTCAGACGATTAATTGGCGAAGTAAAAGACAGAGCACAGAAACAAAGACTAAGAGACGTTGTGCCTGAAGGTATAGGTAGAAAAAATTTTTACGCTGGTAGTTCTTTAGAAGAATATGGTTCTCAAATAAAAGATCTATATTTAAAAGGAACATCAGGTCCAAAAATAAATGAAATTTTAGGATTTAAAAATGATAGAAGCACTACTATTGATGATTTTATAAAATCTATGATAGCAGGTGAATCACCTGTAAAAATTACTGCAGATGAATTAGCTAAACGACCTAAGATTACTGGAGCAAACCAAGCAGGTGCTGCAGGAGAGAGACTACAAGATCTACAAACATATGTTAGTGATTTTAAAAAGAAAAACAACAGACTTCCAACTATCAGCGAACTTAGAACAGCTAAAGTAAAAGGTAAGTCGTTTGATTTAACATCAACAATACGACCAGCTATTGAAGCGGGTCAAATACAAGTTTTAGATCCAAGTATAGCACGATCAGAAGGTAGAGCAGCAAAAGGTAAATCACAAATTTTAGAATTATCAAAAGATTCTAGAATTAGAAATTTATTTAGGACAGGTAATTTTACTACAAAAGAAACTATTAATCTTGTTAAAAAAATATTGAATGACCCTAACATGAGTGATGACGTTGCTGGTGGTAAAATACATACATTAGCAAAATACTTTTCTGGTGATTTAAAAATGGAAGGTATCGAACCTACTTTTGTAAAAAATGCTAAATCAATTGAAACTATATTTCCATACAAAAGGGATCTTCGAGATGTAAGAGAGGCACAGATAGGAAAATCTGTTGGAGAAGAAAGTATCAAATCTTCAAAAACTAAAATTAGAAGAAGCGATCCCTATAAAACCATGGGTCTTAGTGATGTTTATTCTATTGATGAAGTAGGATCAGTAGCAGGTTCAGTCAATCAAGGTTCAGCTCCTTATGGTAACTTTGCGCAAATTGTAAACAAAGAAGTAAATAGAAAACAAAAAAGAATATATGATTCAGTAAAAACTAGAAACGAAGCGGCTGTAAAAGAAGCGATTGAAAATGCAAGAGCAAATAATGTTAATCCAAGCGAAGATAAAGCAGTTAAAAAAGCAGTTAAAAAATATAATCAAAACGCAATTCAATTTGAAAAAATTATAAACAGAGGAAGAGGACCGGATGATTTAAAGTTTAATGTATTTAAAATAAGTTTGGAAGAGCCGTCTAAAACTATTTTAAACTATGATAATTTACCCAAGTCTTATCAAACTGCATTTGATGATGTTTATAAAAACAATGGTTATTCTTTTAAGGTACCTAAAAATATAAAAACAATTCAAGAAATAAGAGATGATGTTTTAACTAATCCAAATAAATTTACTAAAGATGTTAAAAAAAGAAAAGGTAGTTTAAGAGTATACGCAGAAGTAATACCCGGTACTGTTAGTTTATTTGAAAACATAGCAGAAGATTTTAGACAAGGTAAATATGGTAAAGGTACTTTTAAAGCTACCGGTGCAGCAAGTATACCTCTTGCAGGATATTTTGCACAAGAAGACTATAGAAAAGGAGAACCAGCATTGGATATAGTGTCAAGTTTTTTAACAGGATTTAAACCCACAGAGTCTATAGCAAGAACTTTTGTACCAGAAGACAAAGGAGGCTACACAGATGCAGAAAGATTAGCGAGAGCTCAGTTACAACTTTTAGAAAATCCACCTAAAACATCAATGGACATGAGTCCTCTGTTGTCTTTAATGCAAAAAGACACTGAATTTACAGGTAGTCCAAATGAATATTTACCATACTTAGAATCTAAAAGGCAAGGTATTGAATCTTTAGCTACAGGTGCAGAAAAAAGATTTCAAGAAGAAATTATGGGGCCAGTGCGTGCAGAGAAAGCACAAAATAGAGGAGCTCTTATAGAAGGAATAAAAACTTTATTTAATCCATATAAGTTTGGACCTGTTGATCCTAACACACGTTTAGAGTTATTTACAGGTGGTGTTGCTTCATTATTTAAAACAGCGGCGAAAGTTTCTGAGGCGTTACGTAATGTTAAAAATTCAACTTTTTCAATGTTTAATAATGTGAGAATGTTTGGAAATCAAAAAGGTATTGAAAAAAATTTAGAAGGATTCACAAACATACCAGAAAAGAATCCTAAGCTTTCTGCGTTGGAAGATATACAAAAATTAAAAGCAACCGTGCCAGAAAAATATCATCAAGATTTAGATATCATGATGAGGTCTGTTGAACAAAATAATTTTGAAACTGCTTGGAAAGAATATCAAAAGTTTGAAAAAAATTTAGAACCATCATTAAAGTTTGAAAACATTCCTCAAGAATATTTCCCGATGCTTGATCCATTGAACGATGCATTTGTAATTCAAGGACCTAAAGATAGTTTTAAAACAGGTAGATATCGAATAAGAACTTCAATGCAGTTAGATGAGACTGGAAAACCTACTGGTAAATATCAAACAGAAAAATACGATACCTTTGATCCTGAGACCAGAACCTTTAGAGATGAACCCGTATTAGTTGGCGCAAGCACAGAAAAAGGTAAGAAGGGATTAAATTAATGTATTCAAAAGGCAAGAAGAGTGGCCCACCACCAAAGTCCGGACCGATGCCACAGGGCTTGAAATTATCCTATAATACTGTTAAAGATATAAAACTTACGGAGAAAATAAATGGCAACAGACAAATCGCTTCCAAACGAACCCAGAAAAACATTTGAAGTTCCAGGTGAAGAAGAGGTACAAGAACAGATTGTAGAGACAGTAGAAGAGCAACAAGAGTCTCCTGGTCCTGTAGAAGTACAAGAAAACGAAGATGGATCAGTAGATATTGACTTAGATCCACAAGCTGCATCACCAGAGGGCGGTGACGAGCATTATGCAAACTTAGCAGATTTTTTACCAGATGATGTATTAGGAAGATTAGCATCAGATCTAAATGCAAAATATCAAGATTATGTTTCTAGTAGAAAAGACTGGGAGCAAACTTATACAAAAGGTTTAGACCTCTTAGGTTTTAAATATGATAACAGAACTGAACCTTTCTCAGGTGCATCAGGTGCAACTCACCCAGTTCTTGCAGAAGCAGTTACACAGTTTCAAGCATTGGCATACAAAGAATTATTACCAGCTGATGGACCAGTTAGAACACAAATTCTAGGAGCACCATCTGCTGAAAAAACAAGTCAAGCAGAACGTGTTGAAAATTATATGAATTATGAAATCATGGAGAAGATGAAAGAATACGAACCAGAGTTCGACTCCATGTTATTTCACTTACCACTTTCAGGTAGTACATTTAAAAAAGTTTACTACGATGAAATGGAACAAAGAGCTGTAAGTAAATTTGTTCCAGCAGATGATTTAATTGTTCCGTACACAGCTACCTCATTAGATGATGCGGAAGCAATTATTCATCGTGTAAAAGTTTCAGAGAATGATTTAAGAAAACAACAAGTCGCTGGTTTTTATAGAGACATAGAACTTGGAAAACCTGCTGATAAAGAAACAGATGTTGAGAAAAAAGAAAGAGAACTTGAAGGTGTAACTAAATCTACAAACGAAGATGTGTTTACATTGTTAGAGTGTCATGTTGATCTAGATCTTGAAGGTTTTGAGGATGTTAATCAACAGACTGGTGAGCCGTCAGGAATTAAGATTCCGTACATTGTAACTATTGAAGAAGGATCAAGAGAGATATTATCTATTAAAAGAAACTATGAAATAGGTGATCCTAATAAAAACAAAATACAATATTTTGTACACTTTAAATTTTTACCAGGTTTAGGTTTTTATGGTTTTGGATTAATTCACATGATTGGTGGATTATCAAGAACAGCTACAGCTGCATTAAGACAATTACTTGATGCCGGAACCCTGTCTAATTTACCTGCCGGATTCAAGATGCGTGGTATCAGAATCAGGGACGACGCACAATCAATACAACCAGGTGAGTTTAGAGATGTTGATGCACCAGGTGGTAATCTAAGAGATTCATTTATGATGCTTCCGTTCAAAGAGCCATCACAAACATTATTATCATTAATGGGTGTTGTGGTTTCAGCGGGACAAAGATTTGCATCTATTGCTGATATGCAAGTTGGAGAAGGCAATCAAAATGCTGCAGTTGGAACTACAGTTGCATTACTAGAACGTGGATCAAGAACAATGTCAGCAATTCACAAAAGAATTTACTCTGCTTTGAAAAATGAATTTAGAATCTTAGCAAGAGTATTCAAGTTATATCTACCTCAAGAGTATCCGTATGACGTAGTTGGGGGTCAAAGAATGATTAAACAAACAGACTTTGA